TGATCATACTCGCCACGGAAATACGCCTCAGCAAAATCAGGATCATCGTCAAAATCCTCAGCCGATAATCCATTGGCATCGATGTTCGGATTAACCGTAGTCCCATCACCACTACACACGGGACAGATAATCCACGGGTCATCCTTATTCATCGAATGAGAACCCCTTATCCTTCTGGCGTTCCTTGAACTTCTGGAACGTCGTGTTCAGCTGATCATTCAGAGCAGCATACATCTTACTAATCTGCTGATCGTTGAACTCGTACTGGCTGCGATTGCCCAAATACCCAATCTGCTCAATACGCTCAAGGGCCTTGGTCATACGATAACGAGCAAGTCGGTTGAACTTCTCAGCCTTAGTCTCGTTTGCCTGAGCAATAGGCTCATGCTCAAGCTCACCATTACCATTACGATCTTCGCTATCATTCATTTGTTCATGCTCCTTACGGGTCTGAATGACCCTCGAAGGCTGCTACAGGTCATGTAACAGCCTTGAAGGATTATTCGCGTGTGATAGTTATCCGCAAGCCCAAAGCCTTAGCTAAATTCTCAGCGAACAGGATCGTACCATAAGTCTTACCGCGTCTAATCATTGACAGACTAACCACATTCACACCGGCACGTTCTGCCAACACATTCGATGGCATACCCAAACGATCCTGTTCCTCGAACAGCTCGCGGAACAGTGAGGATCGACACCGTATAGACTTACGTGTCATTCCCCAATTCCTTCATGTCGCGCTTGTATTCTTGAAGCTTCAAGCTCATTGACTGTGCGTAACCCTTAGCTTCATCGACAAGGATACTAATCTTTTCCTTGTCCATTTCCAAAAGCCTTGGGTTTCGCGCAATCTGCGTACGGATTTCCTCAAGCGTGTCACATATCGTCCTGTGACGGGACAAGAACGATCCGGGCATTAGAGCTTATACTCCATGATAAGCTGCTTCACAGCCTCAGGAACCAAAAAGCCGTTCTGGACAAGCTTGATGGCTACATCCTCTTCATTCTCGTTATCCGTGATATACAACGCCACGGTATTAGTAGAACGTAGAAGCTCGGTCGTAAATTCAAAACCGGGCTTCTCAAGGATTTTCTGTGCCTTCGCATAAGTCTCGTCGTCAACTTCAATAGAAGTCTCACGGCGCTCACCCATCGGAGGCACAAACTCAGTGAATTTAAGGAACGGCATTAGCTTTCTCCCTAAGAGCTTGAGCAGCCTTCATATACTCACGTTTACCAAAACGCAAGCCTGTTAACTGCTCAGCGGTTTGCATCATTGCCTTCGGCGTATACGCACGATTGGCGCGGATACGATGTTTGTGCCACATTTCCAATGCGGCTGCGATGGTAAGCATTTGGAAAGCTACAGGGCCTGTAGTCACTTTTCCAATTCTTCCCATGTCTCAGGAAAGCCATCATCGACTTTCCCAAGGTAATCAGTGTGGTCCGGGTTTTCACCGTCATACACCACACCAACTTGGTGATACGTTCCAAAGTCATGCGGATTGGCAAAGACCTTGTAACGCATTCCCATCGGCGGTTGACCAAACTTCTTAGTCAAACCGTCAATGAGGCGCTTGCACTCAGCACGGGACTTTTCATAGTAATCATCGGCCCCGACCTGTGCACAATCCTCACCATAGGGAGTTGAACCCCATTGATATGTTTCGCGCATCAGTATTCACCACGGTTGCACCGATCACGCAGCGCCGCAGCCGCTTCATCGCTGATTTCCAACTCAAGGTTCTGGATGACCATTGCCGGATTATCGCGGAACAAATCACGCACATAATCATCAATCGCTTGACCGTACGTTGAAAAGTCACGGCCCGGATAGACTGCCTCTGTATGCTTAATGACCTGTGTAACAGTCACAAAGCCAATCGGCGTAGACTCGTCAACACCACGCGGCATTGCCGCACCGGCTTGTCTCACACTTTCATCATTCTTCATGTCATTGCTCCTTTCGACTTGATACAGCATCTGTATCAATGATGGGTTAGTCTCGTTTCCAAAACTAACCCATCAAAGTTACAGACTATATTACTATACTATACAGCGCATTACTTCGTCGTCACTTCGGCCGTCTTAGTCGCTTCTGGCGAGCAGAAGCTAATCACGCCCGACGCGGCGAGTGCCTTGCTGACACGCGTGCACGCACTCGCAGCGGCCTTTTCCGTAGTACCATGAAGCTCAATCACAGCACTCGGCTGGAGCTGCACGGGCGTATTCGCCTGCACGTTCGCAGTGGCGGCCATGACGGTGAGGATAACGGTATAGAGCATTTGGGTAGCCTTTCCAAAAGGTGCACAATCGCACCGCGATGAGGCTACAGAACCTGTAGCCTCATAACGGCACTATTGCTTATCCATGCAAACCCGCATGGACACGCTTGAAGATGATAAAGGCAATCATATCATGCCGTTCACACTCCGCCTGCGAATTGAGGCGATTGCTGGCCTGAAACATGTGCCAATCGGCAATGGCCAAAGCTTGCGCCCTAGTCATACCGCCAGAAATGTAAATCTTCATTTGGTTGCTCCTATGACGCATTAGCGCGTCTATAGACGCACCGGCTTTGTTCCCAAAACCGATGCATCTAGGGCCGCGTTACAGGCCGTGTATCGGTAGCCTATCGAGTACAAAACGCCGCTGGTGTTCCCTTGCGGTAAATCCGAACCGTTCCCAAGCCGCGCAACCAACGCACATATCCCTTATAGGCCATATGCGGCGTAGTGCTAAGCTTGATAACTTCACGGTTTTTCTTGCTCATTTGGGTAATCCTCTCATGTAGGCATTATGCCCAATAAGAGGCTGCTACAGAGCCTGTAACAGCCTCTTAGAATGCATAACGTTACTCAGTAAAAACCTGAGTAAATTCGTCCTCAATGGTCAAGGCTTCCATTGCCTTGAGGATATGTTTCTTAGCGCCCAAGCCGACACGATTGCTTGAAGCCTTAATGAGCAAGCGGTCCAAAGCCTGCCTCATAGCCTCATCGGTAAAAGCCTTCTTAACCATGGGCTTTTTCGGCTTAACGTATTCCATCGGCCCAATGTTTTCAGCGGCTTGAACGTCACTGTCATTCCGGGCCTGATAACGCAATTCATCAAGCTTTGCGTTATACTTGAACGGACCAAAGGCAACGGCATATTCCCGCAAGGCAAAACGTGCCTTAGCGGAATGCCGCTTATACAGATACGCCATAGGCCGAATGTCGCCCGTGCTTACCGCATGGCAAAGGCAGTTATAAGCCGCCTCATGTATTGCAGGATCAAACGCCTTACCCGTGGCAATCGAATTATCCACAAGGGCCTTAAGCGCCACGAAACCGTTCACAAGATTGATAGACATTGCAGTTTCCTTTCGGGGTTATCTGCAATCTCGGTATGAGATTGCATAGCAAGCTGGGCAATCTGGTTTCCCAAATTGCCCAGCCAAGCAATGCAATCCCAAATGATTTCCGTTTTTCGTTTCCGGCGGCATTACCCGAGCATTTCACGGCGGAAAGTTACCGGTAGGATTTGCCTACCATTGGCACCCGTCCTAGAGGTTCGCTAATGGCTGAAAACGCTTGCCTTAGGCAAACATTCCATCAGCCATGTTCCTCTTGCGGCTAATCAGCGTTCGCGGAAACTGGTTACACACATGCGCAGCGCACGGCCCTATCTGTCACCTAGGGCGCGCAAAGGCAGTTTCTAAACCTATTCAAAGAACCGTCCCCTAACCCAGAACCGGCAATCCAGCGATGGGCGACGCGGCGAACCACGTCCAGCGACAAGGGGATAATGCCCGATTTAGGGAAACGTTGCAAGGGCCCAAAAATCGTCAGTTTGGCCAGTTTTGGCCATAGCTCTAAAATCGCTTTAGAAGCCCATAGGCGGGCGTTTGGTTTTAGGGGATAAATCACTAGCCCGGCACTAAACGCCCGTGTACGGGCTTCTAAAGGGCCCTAGCGTTGGTCGTCACATTTGCGTGAAGCGAACAGATTTTCTAGCTACAGGACTTGTAGCGAGTATTTTATGCTCAGAACAATAGTCTTATGGATAATATCATACTAGAGCAGCACTCTAGGCTTCACCCATCAGATTGACCCACAAGTCAAGGGGCTTCACAGGAATGTGAAGTATCGCGCCGTATAGTATTATACTATATAGAACGTTGATTTAGCTTGCCGTTACAGGAGTTGTAGTGCATTGGCGTTCTAGAACGGTGCTGTAGTTATAGAAGTAACAGGGGGATGTGTGGTGCAGGGGCATGTGTGGTGTCAGAAGGACGTCGTTCTAGTCATCGACACGCGTGCAAGCTAGACTGATGTTCTACTGCCAGCGCGAGGCTATAAGTAGAATGATATTATACGGCGCCGTAGTAGAATGACCTTACACTAACAGCGCGCCGATGATTTGCTTTATGTAATCCTATTCTAGAACCTCGATCCAACCCCCGTAGTCCCCCACCAAAACCCAAACCGGGGCAGTAAACTCCAGTTCGTGCGCGTGCGAGCCGTGCGAGGTCATGCTCCTCTACTATTTCTATACGATACACTCCTTCACTACAGCCCCTGTACCCCACCACCAAAAATTTTTCCCCTCGCGTGAGCCGAAAATCGTTGCGCAGGTGGGCAAATTTGTCGGAATGAACCGGTGCGACTACGTCGCGCAGGGATGTACAGTAATATACTCGCGCCGCAAGGCACCGGGTCGGAACATCGCGCAAACGGGTCATCACGCTACAGCAGCTGTAGTGACGCGTATTGGGGTTGTATGGATGAAAATGATAGCCGGTGCCGCTATCGCGGCGTAGCATAATGAGTTATGCTGGTTGGATTTGGGTGCCAGACCCTGTAACACGACCCCCTTGACAAATACCCCCAAAGTATGGTACTCCTACGGAGTAGGAAGTGGTGAACCACTTCGGGAGCCTGCGGAGAGCAGGCGAGTCCGAGCGTCGTTGTGAAACGACAAGCGAGCCATCGTACCGGTGGTCTATCGAGGCGTACCCTGTCCCCCAAGAGCCGGAACCGCCGCTTCTAATGCGTGTTGCTAGTCCCGCTACAGGGTCTGTATCGCTTATTGCTCGTATAATTACTTATTGACAGCTTATTAATCATACCGTCCCTTACTCCTGATGCTGGTCCACGCGCGTTATAGGGCCTGTATCTAACCTAGGAGTAAGAAATGGCCTCGATTACAGCCACTGTAAAGGGTGGAGGCACGGATATGTGGGGCGGAACGCTATCCCTTATCCGTGGCGTCTCTCCCATTGCGCGTTATCTTGCGCGTCTCACCGATCGTAAAGAGCTTCGTAAGGATCGCCGACTGGAGATTACTCTCCTTGGCGCTGCTGCTGGCTCGACTGCGACGGAAACTCTCAAGCGTATCGCCGCTGATCGCAACGAAAATGGCGGTAAGCGCACGATTGAGACGGAAACTCTCGTTAATCGTGCGACGACGTCGGGTGATGTAACGGATATTAACGCCCGTTATAACACTTTCTCGTCTCGACCGACGACTTATGCGTCGGATAAAGCCAAGCGCTGGTAAGCGTGAGGGACGTCCGAGGGGTGTAACTCGCTACTTCGCCTCTCGGACGCCACTACAGGAGCTGTATCATGGAATTTGCACAACCCGGAGACCCTCTTGTCACGACTTCCGGCAAGAAAGTGCTCGCAAATGACGGAAAAGACATTGATTTGTCCCCGCATATCCCCGTTGCGCGGACAATTAAGTCGAAAATTCAACGATCCGTCAAGGATTTACCCTCCGATGGGCAGTCTCAGTCAGTTTTGAACGCAGTTTTGCTTTATCACCTGCTTGGTGTGAGCAAAAATGAGATAGCTTACACGCTCGGAGCGTCTATTACAGACGTTGAAAGCATTTTTAAGCTTCCTGCGTTCCAAGAAACGTATGAAATGCTACATACGTCGATTATCGACGCAAGTTCCGGTAGCATTCATGCACGTTTGCAGCGGTATGCTACAGCGGCTGTAGATAATCTGTTCGAGTTGGCCAATGCGAAGCCTCGCAAGGTCAAATACATCGATGATGATGGTAACGAGCAGGTTAAAGACGAGTATGACGTCCCACCTGTGGTCATCATGAAGTCGAATGACTCGATCCTTGACCGTGCATCGATCGTTGGTGAGCAGGAATTCCGCCAGCGTAATGATGAAGTAGGTGGCGGACTAGAAATCGTCATCCATTCGGGTGATGAGAACAAGACTGATATCAAGGTGAGCTTGAATGGCAATCGTCAAAGATAAATCGCTTGGGTTTCCGCTGTTTGGGACCCTCGATCGTCCGTATATGACACCGAACCGCTCTGGTTCATCTACTCCATACGCGAGCGTAACGCCGTTGTACGTGGGTGAAATCTACGCGTGGAAGGACGGCACTGGTGCGGAGGAAAAGTTGTTCCGTGCCGAGGACATGCTTAACACAGGATGGGCACGTATCACCCCGACCCTTCAACCTGCCCATTGATACAGGGCCTGTAGTGGCTACGACATGCCCCGTTACAACATCGATGCTGGTTCAGTACACGAGCAGTTCCTAAACTGTCGTGCGCGTATCCAAGGCATGGGCGGCGGTTTTGGTAATGGCAAGACCGCCGTCATGTGCATTAAGGCTATTCAGATTGCTCGGTATTATCCGGGCAGTAATGGTCTTATCGCGCGAGCTACGTACTCGAAACTAAACGACACGATACGTCGAGAGTTCTTCAAGTGGTGTCCCCCGAGTTATATCGAGAAGATGCCAAGCACGACAGATAATACGTGCTACTTCAAGAATGGCTCCGTAATCAATTTCCGATATCTTGGTCAGCGTGGTAAGAAGTCGTTTGATAGTCAGACGACCTCGAACCTGTTGTCGGCTACGTATGATTGGGCCGTAGTTGACCAGATGGAGGACCCCGAGATTGTGTATAAGGACTTCCTCGACCTGATCGGCCGTATGCGTGGCTCGACACCTTATAAGGGTGACGACCCGACGATGCCGATGTTTGGGCCGGGGTTTCTCATGTTCTCGCTCAACCCGACAGCGAGCTGGCCGTATCAGAAGATCGTGAAGCCATTACACGAGTTTCACGCTACAGGTCATGTATCGCCGGAGTTGCTTTTCGATAAGAAGAAGTACGAGGAGACCTTTGAGGTCAAGCCTATCGTTGAAATGTTTGAAGCCCCTACGCATGCGAATGCGAAGAACTTACCCGAGGGGTTCATTGAAACGATGGAAGCGACCTACAAGGGTCAGATGTACGAACGGTTTATCCTTGGAAAGTGGGGAAGTTATGAAGGCCTCGTCTATCCAGCCTTTGACCGAGACACTCATATGGTCCCGGCTTCAAGACTCAAAGAAATCCTATCCGACCGGTACACGGAACGGAGCAAATATGAAGCGGTTGAGGGCTTCGATTTTGGGATCGGTGTCCCATCATGCTATCTTCTCGGCTTCGCCGACGACTTGGGACGCGTCATTATTCTCGACGGTTTCTATAAACCGGGCTTGACAGAGAAAGGAATATACGAGGGTATCATGGAGGTACGTGAAAGATGGTCGGCGTACCTTCGGTTCCGTGAGCCGATTTGGGCGGACCCTGCGATCTTTAAGCGCACCCAAGTTCGTGGCGAGGAAGTGACGACACTTGGGAATTTGCTGACGGATCGAGGCTTGTACATCAAGCCGGGTCAGAACGCCATTGAGTCCGGCATTATGAAGGTGACTAGCTATCTGGCTGTCATGCCGAATAATGGTCTGTTTGATCTCTCGGCTCACGGACCGAATTTGCTATTTAGTGATGAACTCCAGTTCATCGCTGATGAGTTTGCGACTTACTTCTGGCAGACTAATAGTATGGGCGATAGGATCGATAAACCGATTGATCGAAATGATCATGCAATGGACACGATCAAACTCATGCTTAGCCGCTTGCCTGACGCTACAGAACTTGTATTCATCAAACCTCCAGTCACACCGGAAATGCTGAAATGGCACGAGCGGACGTAGTTAAGGCAGGCGGACAAATCCTTGCGAATGCAGGGGTTATAGACGCCGAAGATGATATTGATGTAGAGGACCAGCCGGGATATGTCCTAGCTGGCTCCGCGTCTATTCCGGTAAGCATGAAGGCAGGCTCACGTTGGAAGCAGAAGATTGATGATGCTACAACGGCCTATGACAGTACGCGTAAGTCATGGACGGCTGCGTTCAATAGCTACAGGGCCTGTAACAACGTTGATGCCAACCAGTATGCTGGTGAGTCCGGTGTAAGTGGCAACTATTTTGCCAATCAGACCGATGAAAACCTAACGCGTGAGACGGTTAAGACTGTCCTGCGCACGGGGTACACGAACAATCCGACCGTCAACATCGTGTCCGTCAATGAGGACGATGATGCTTGGGTCGAAATGCTCAAGGCCATCGCTAATACGCTACTTAACCGTAAGCACGCACCGGGATTGAACGGCAAGGCTCGTGTGAAGCGTTGGATCGTACATGGGCACCTGACTAATTTTGGCGTCGCGAAGATCGACTTCCAAGGTGTTGCAGGTTCGCGGGCCGAGGCATTTGATGCGTTGCAGCGACTGCAAGAAGCTGCTGCGAAAGAGAAGGACCTCAACAAGCTTGAGGATATCTACGGCGAGCTTGCGATTGCCGAAGAGGACCTCTCGACTACACGCGATCCGGGCATGATCCTTACGAATGTCCAACCGTTACAACTTGTTGTTGATCCAGATACAACGTACCTCGACCTGTCCGATTGTAAGTGGACAGACGAAATACTCATGCTTTCCAACGCATATATCCGTAAGAAGTTCTTGAAGAAGAACGAGGATGGCGTGTGGGTGCGGATCACGGATGGTAAAGCACCCGGTGGTACGGTTACGGGCTCGACGCGTAATGCGGATGATATCCGTGAAGCGATTGTTGACAAGATTATGGGGCCGTCATCCGAAGCTGTTATGCAGGCTCGGGCGAAGGACACGTCGCGTTGTCATTTGATTTGGGATCGACTGACGAAGCAGGTTAGTCTTTGGCTTGATGGTGCGTGGGATTATCCGCTGTATGTATGGCAGGATGAATTGAAGCTTTCACGGTTCTTCCCATACTTCATTATGGCGTTCACTGAACCGGCGGACTCGATCGTTCAGGAAGGCGAACAGGCCCAGTATTCAGGCCAAGAAAAAGAAGTTAATAAGATTAATAAGCGTGTGGCGTTTATTCGTCGGCTCGCTTATGGCCAAATTCTGTACAACACACGTAAGCTTAAGCTTGAAGATGCGACTAAGCTCGTTAACCACATGAAGAACCCTGAGGAGTTCGACATGTTGGGTATCGATTGGGACCCCGAGCAGAAACTCTCGGATATGTTTGACCTGTTCGTGCCACCTGACGGCAAGATACAGGAGCTGTATGACAAATCCGATTTGTACAAGGTCGCAAATCGCATTAATGCTCAATCCGAAGTACAGCAAGGTGGCCAGTTCAAGACGAACACGACGAATAAGGCCATTGCTACGTATGCAGCTGTAGAGACACAGGTGAAGGATGAGCTTGCTGAGGTCATTGAGGATGCTCTTGCTGACCTCGTGTGGGCTATGCTTGAGATTGTCGTTTCTAAGTACACGAAGGATCAAGTTACTCAGTTGATTGGAGCGTCGTTGGCGGCTCCGTTCGAGAACATGGCTGTTGAGCAGTTCAATCAAGAGTATAGCTGCGAGATTGCTGGCGGTACGACGCAGCGACCGACGAGTGACAACCAGAAGCAAGAAGCTCTGTCGATGGCTCAGGCTATCGGTCAGGTCGGTCAAGCTGCCCCGCAGACGACACTCAAGATCATCTTCCGTATGTTCCAGAAGGCGTTCAGTCAGTTCTTGTTCACGGCTAAGGACGCCGCTGAAATGTCTCAGGAGATACAGATTAACGCAACCAAAGGCCAATCCGTACCGGGTAAGCCTCCGGGCAATAACGCCCCACCGGCTACAGGGGCTGTAGCACCACCAAAGGCATAGGAGGTCATTCATGCCTAAGAATGCACAACAGACGCTACTAGAAGAAATCGGTGCTCTCACTAGTGATGGTGACGCTCCTCCAGATGATAGCGATGCTGATGATCTTGATGATGATACTGGTCCTTTAGAGGACGGCAGTAATCAGGAACGGTTCAATAGTGACGAGCCGACTGATGACGAGCTTGATCATGATCCGAATGAGGATGAAGGTGAGGACGAGGACGACGACGACGAGGATGATAACCTCGAAGGCGATGACCGAGACATTCGCGATGAACTCGCCGAACGCGCCAATCGTCAACAGTCGTCAACGAAGCAGAAGCAGCGGCAACGACAAGATGATAGCACATCACCGTTCGATCCTCGTGCGAAGGTGCAACCCGACAAGAGAGGTAATCTGTACATTGCTGGACGTAAGGTAGCGTCTGCTGGTGAACCGGCACGGATTTACATGGCTTGGCGTAAGCAGGCAAAGGACTTGCTTGCTGGCGGAATTGCTGCGAATAAGCAGCTCGTTAACGTAGCCAATGCCTCTAAGGAGCTTCTTGGTCGCTACGAAGCACTCGTGGCGACGAAGGGAATGTTCGACAAGGCGGGACTTACTGTGCAAGAGCAATCCCAGATGCTGGAATTGGCGCTTGCGTACAAAAAGAACCCGATTGACGGCATAAAATTGATGTTGACAAGGGCCCACTTGGGCGGTGTCGATATTAAATCGCTAGGGGTCGGTGGGGGCATCGATCCTAAAGCCCTGATGGATGAAATGAAGGGCTTTATGGAGGCTCAACTAAAGCCTCTACATACCCAAACCTCGCAGAATGCGCGGCGTGAAGCACTACGACAGGAAGCTGAGGGGTTCTTTGAGCGGAACCCTGCGGCTCAGGATGTTGCGAACCTCGTGGGTGGAAGCCACAAGTTGGCTTTGATCCTTAAGGGTGCTAAACAACAGTCCCCTGATCTGTCACTGGATGAGCTTTTCCAGAAGCTTCACTATCAACTCCTAGTTCGGAACAATGGTCGACTGCCTACAGGTCCTGTAGACGGTCAACGTCGTCAGACTAGGACGGAACAACGTCGCGTCCATCGCAAGATGGACAAAAACCTGCAACGGTCAATCTCCAGCATCGATGATATCGGAGCTAGCGTGCTCCGCGATGTTCGGGCGATTGTTCCAAGAGGAGTCTAACTCGTGGTTAAACCCGCAATCCTCGCCAATGCTATGGCGACCCGCAGCCGCAAGAACATGATCATGGCGGCTGTACTTCCGGGCGGTATCTTTTCTTACTTGGCTGCTAAGGGCAAGACCAAGATGGAAGATGGCGGACCGGTCATCGAAAACCCCCTGCTCGTCGGTCAGAACCCGAACGTCACTACGGCTACGTATTACGATACAGTGCCTGTAGACCAGACGGACGAACTGACTACAGTGCATTATGAGCTGACCCGACTCGTCGGTACGCTCATTATGTCTGAGCAGGAGTCTGACGAGAACCAAGGCGATGCTGTGATCGTGAAAATCCTCACGGCCAAGCTCAAGGCTCTCGAATACGCCTTCAAGCGCACGCAGCGTATGTACGCTACGACGCTTAACACTGGTACGGCCCCGAATGGCCTGCCGAACCTTATTCCTGATGACCCGACTTCGGGAACCATCGGGAATATCAACCTCGCCAACCAGCCGTTGTTCCGTCCTTCGGCGTATGACTTCGCTGGTGGCCTCGAACCGGGTAATATCGAGGAAGCCCTCGATGATATCCTGCTTGACCTGACGCACGATGGTGAAGCACCGACCGTTATCTTTGCCGGTCGTAATATGTACCGCATCCATCGTGCTGCTGCTCGTGATAAGACCCAGATTGCTCTCAGCGAGACTGGTTTTGGTAAGCAGCTCATCAATCTTGGCATCAAAGGTACGACACATCAGGGCCTGCCGTTGGTGTACGATGAGTTTCTTGACCCGAACTATATGTACGTCGTGAATGAGGACTATCTTTCGGTCCACATTCTCTCGTCCGCGAACATGAAGGTCAAGGAACTGGTTGCTCCGTGGAACCAAGACGCTATCGGGCGTCGGTATATCATGGAATACCAGCTCTGCTCGTGGAATAACTACCGCACTCATGCGGTGGTGAAGAACTAGAGGCTACAGGACCTGTATCATGGTAGGACAAGCTGGAAGTGAAGGACTGCACGGGCCTCGGCTCGAATTTGTGGTCAGGAAACTGAGGGGGACGGTTACTCGCCCCCGTCACGTCGCTCCGCCCACGCAGAAAGAGCGTGAAAAGGACGACACGCTCGCTGCTGACATGGGCAACACCGTCGAAATGGTCGTGGAACCGGCAGGTTACATGATTTTCATGCCGACGGGTCAGTGCTATCGGATTAGGGAAAGTGATTTCCTTAAGAAGAAGCTTGACCGTGAACCGAATATGATCGGTTACGAGCAGTGCAACGACACCAAAACCGCTATGGGCCGTTTCAAGATGGCCCGTTCTGAAACAACCCGGAATAAAGCTTTCGCCGAAATGGAGGAAGAAGTCATCTTTGCGTGCACGAAGGGTCTTAAGGACTTCCGTGCGTTCATTGAAGGCTACGATCCCAACGGCAAGCTGCCCGAAGAAGTGAAGGAGGCCGCATAATGTCCACGATTGCGACCCGTACGTTCCAGCAGGGGCTCAACTACTACGTCCCTGCCATGCAGGCTGGTGGTACACTCGGTCAGGCCCTTGAGGACCGGATCGATATGGGTACACCGGCTGTAGCGGCTGCTGCCAATCTGCTGTCGGCACAGTCGATCGCTGCCGCGGTTGATACTACAACCCTGTTGCTCACGGCTGCTTTGACGCAGACGGAAAGCGTCATGGGTAAGTACGGCCGCACCTTGCAGGTGGTTGCTTCTGGTGCTGCGTCCTCAACGGTTGACGTGTATGGCCGTGATTATCTCGGCCAGAAAATCCGTGAGACCCTTACGCTGAATGGTACGACTACTGTTCAGGGTAAAAAGGCCTTCCGGTACGTCGATCGCGTGGTTGCTGGCGTTACGTCTGGCACCACGATCAATCTCGGTACTTCGACGGGCCTCGGCCTGCCGTACGTCACCGAGAAGATTGATGCTGAGTACGTCGATGAAGTCTCGGGTACACTTGGTACACTGACTGCTCCGATCCTCACCGATCCGCAGACGGCAACGACTGGTGATCCCCGTGGTACGTATGTTCCGAGCTACACGCCGAACGGAACTAAGCGGTTGAAGCTCGACTGCCGGTTCTCGAACTATACGAATGCTTCGGGCAACGGTGGGATGCACGGCATTCAGCACATTGGTGCGTAGGGCGCATCGACACACTAATGTCTGAGTAGGTGGGGGTCGTCGTAGCCACGATCCCCACTTTATTACAGGAGCTGTAGCATGGCATATCCGACGTTCAAGACACTGTATAACGACACGATCGTGCAGATGGGCCTCGTGTCGGGCACGGGTGTGCAAACGTATACTGAACCCAAGGTCAAATTGGCCGTAAATCGCATCTTTAACTTCTTGTGGAACAAGACGCGTTGGCCGCACCTGTGGTCTTGGGAGCAATATACGCTTGATGGTACGACGGGGAAGATTTCTGGTACGCTGGCCTACGTCAAGCGTTGGGAAGATATCGTTGACGTTCGAGTTGGTGGGCAAGAGACACCTATTCCGTTGTCGAGTGCAAATGAGCATACTGCGGCGATTACAAGCGGCAGCCAGCCAATATATCGCTCGGTGCTTCCGTGGGATGATACTGATGCGGAGACGAAGTTCTTCAAGTTCTGGCCGATCACTGCTACAGGGTCTGTAGACATGCTCGTCGGTCATCGTCCTGACGTGTTTGCTGCTGACGATGATAAAGTCCCTATGGACTACGATCTTATGATCGATGGTTGCGTTTGGTGGATGCTAAAGGATGATGGCACCAACCCTGAAAGCGCAATGGA